ATAGCTTATAAAAATGCTACTGAGGCTTTTGAAGACCTATATGCTTTTATTATGGGCCAAGGAGTAAATACTAATGTTGGAACAAAAGCTGTTTACAATGTTGGTTTTTATTTACTTAATCCTCAGCAACGTGTCATAACAACAGAATGGCGTAAATTCAGCGAACGATATGCAGAGCGCGAATATGCCTGGTATATGTCTGGAGATAGGAGTGTAGCTGAAATTAAAAAGCATGCTCCTATGTGGGATAAAATGCATGGTGGAGATAACATTGTCAATTCTAATTATGGATGGCAGTGGACTCGCAATGGCCAATTGGCAAAGTGCATTAAACAGCTTAAAGAGAATAAAGATACTCGTCAAGCTTGGTTTACTATATTTGACGGTAAAGAAAAAGATGACTATGAATATGATACACCTTGTACACTATCAGTCGGATTTGATATTAAGCCTCAAATAGGAACTCTTGATATGTGTGTAACTATGCGAAGCAATGATTTGGTTTATGGCTTTTGCAATGACCAATATTGCTGGACAAAACTTCAACAATTAGTCGCAGATGAGCTCGGTGTGCCAATAGGCACTTATTACCATTTTGCTCATGACTTGCACATATATAAACGCCACTTTGATATGCAAGAAAAATTCTATAAAGAACAGCTTAAAAAATTGGAAGAATGAAAGTAGCAGACTTAAAGGTAATTGACGTGGTACAAATGCCTGCTTTTGAAGGTCACGTAAAATTCCTTATGGAAGATTTACGTAAAACAAGAAAAGACCTTGAGTTAAAAGGTGCTCAATTCAAAAGAGGACCAATTGAAAGACTTCAAGAAAAAAGAGTGTATAATCCTAAAGCCTTAGCTGCTCTTTATGCTAAAGTGCTAGATAAGGATATAGATACAACTGAATATCCTTCTACTCTAAGAACTTTCATAAAAGGAATATGCGATGAAGCTTTTCATAGAACTGTTCAGCAGATTAAAGCTGAAGAAGAAACTAAGCAAACAATTCTTATTAAAAAATTGGAAGATGAACGAAGAGGAAATACGAAATCTGATTAAGAGCAAGCTGCAAAATATGAGCAAAGAACAGCTCATAGATATGCTCACCGATATGCTCACCGATATTTGCATGGAAAGTACAGTAATTAGAAAAATAAATGCTGTAAGTAGCATGCAACGTGTAAATATGCGTATAAATACACAATTTGCTCCACTAAATCAAACATTAAATGAATTATATTATGAAAAAGGTTTTTAATAAAATCGCCAAAATCACTTGGCAAATACTGGGAGTAATTTACTTTCCAGCTTATGTAGCATTTTGGTTGCTGCATAAAATAGCAAGACTCATGCTTGCAATTGCATATTTTGGATTGCTTAACAAGCAAGCTGGAAAAGATATAATCAAGTCATTATTTAAGTGGCATGGAAGATATTAAGCAATATGGAGACTTAACCGAAAAGGAACTCTTTGAATTTCTCGATGAAATTAAAAGCGATGATGAGGATATTCAAGAGGCTCAATCTGAGGCAATTGAAAAAATTACCTTAGAAGAAGAGCATGTTGAATTATCTGAAGAAGAGCAGGAAAACAGAGAGATTGAAGCTAGATATGGAGATAAAATGCCATGGACAGGTTTAGGTCCAAACAATTGCCAAGGTGTAAAACTGTTTGGACCTGAGGGACAGCGCAGAGCTGCAATGGCTAGCATAGAAGCTAAAAGGAAAAAGTCTCAACGGCTTAAAGAAGACAGAATACGTATTCAGCGTGAAGCTTTCAGGCAAGAATATATACGCCTGAGTGACCCTATAGGAAATGAAAGGATTAAGCTGTTAGTTTCATCACTTGTTAAAGAACACACAAGAATGGTTGATAAATACTCAACTTATATAAACAAGCGATTAACTACTTTACTTAATCCTTTTATTCCACGTAGGTTAAGAATATGTAAAAGCTTATATCCTGACTCAATTCGTCCATGCCCTGGCTTTTTATATAAAGCAAGTGAGGAATATGGTGCTGGATTAACTTTCTGGGCAATGCCTAATATTCCATATTACTTTGCTCAAAATACAGAGCAGAAAGTTCTTATGGAGCATAAATCACCATTCTTGGTAAATGTGGACCAGTCCATAAAGTTCTATCATGAGCATCTTAAAAAAAGAGCGGACAAAGAGCTTAAATATGCTTCTTTAATATACCAAAAAGGCGTATATTCATACTTTGACCTGTTAAGGCTTAATCCATTTTGGTATGAAGTTTTATATAATGATTTGCAAAACAAGATTAAAGAAATGGTATGAAAAGTAATAATACTAAATTAGCATTGCCAAGAATTTTAATCTATCAAGATGAAGACTGTAAAATCCTGGTAGATTATTTGGTGTATAACGGCTTTCAAGTAATAACCTCAACTGATAATGATATACTAATCAAAATCAGAGAAAAGAATTATGACTTATGCATATTAAGCCATTATAAAACAACAGATGCCTCTATGAGGCTAAAGCCATTAAAATTTTTGCGCAAATCAGATGATAAAATACCAGTAATAATGGTATCAGACAAGGCCCGATATGAGTATGTTATTGAAGCATTCGATGAAGGTGCAGATGATTACGTTATAAGGCCATATAACATTGAAGAGCTTATAAGAAGAATAAAAGCTGTTTTGAAAAGATGTGGTGTGCGAGTAAGAAGTATAGAGCCATCTTATGAGATAGGCGATTACCTGTTTAATACAGTAGATAAAATTCTTACTATAGGCAATGTAAAAACACAGCTTAATAATAAACAAAGCCAAGTTCTTGCTTTATTATGTGCCTATAAAAACGAAACATTACCCAAGAAAATACTTATGCAACAAGTATGGACTGATGATAACTACTTTAATAAACGTAGCTTAGATGTCCATATATGCATGCTGCGAAATATGCTTAAAATGGATAACCGAGTAGCTATAGAAACCATACGAGGAGTCGGTTATTCTCTCGTTATAGAAGAAGATGAAAGCTTAATGTAAAAAAGGCAGACTACTTTTCTGTAGTCTGCCTTATATTTCTCTCGTTCACTTGTTAAGCTACGCGTTTCTTGAAATTCTTCAAAAAATACAGGCTCATTTTTCCTGTCACAAAATCCTCATCTTGATTGCCTGTATGAAAACACTTAAGGCCATATTTATTGGTATAAACCTTAAAATCACCACGTAATTCTCTCGTCCCAGTTTGGTTATTAAACCACCACACTCTAATATGATTTGCATCAAGCCATTTTATTTGCTGCTGAATATATTTAGTAAGGTCCTCATATTCATCATAATCGGCTTGGTCTTCAACATACGGAACAAAAGTACATTCTATAAGGTCTGAGTCATCAACTGCTTTCCAATCATCTTCTATATAAAAATTATTGGAAAACATTTCAGATACCTCATTGGCTTCTTCCAAATTGTCTTCGTCTAATGGCTCTTCGCCATAATACAAAAAGCAAAAAGCATCATTTGATATTTGCAAAGTCTGCTTTTTGCTGTAATCTAAAACAAAATTGCTCATTTATTCTCCCGTTCTATAGTTTCACGATATTTCTTCTCAAGCTCCGCTATTTCATCTAAAGCAGCTTGAGGCTGAACTAATTGAACAACTGTTGGCAGTTCATTTCCTTCTTGCATTGCTTGAACTGACTGAGAGCCATCAAGCAAATTCTCTTGCTGTACCTCTTGGGTATTCTCTTGTTCATTTATTTCCATATTGCAATTATTTATTTTTGTTCAACATTTCTCTCGTTGGACCTTGTGATATTCTCCTGTCCAATCGTGGCGGATATTCTCTCGGCCATTTCCTCTGTTAACTCCTGTACCACACTCGGGGTCCAATGTGGACAATTGCTGCATAGTCCACTGTGCACACGAGCTACACAGCTTGTACACTCAGGCATAAGCTGTTTAATCATAATAGCCATGCGGCTTTTATGTGTTCTAGTGTGTAACATTTTTTAACAGTTTTACTTTTGTTCTTTTATAGACTAAAGTACAAAATAATCTTGATATAAATTACTGTTTTACAGACTTTAACATAAAAATTTTTCACTGGTTTATTGCGGCTTCAAAATAAAAATATAGAGCTCTAAATGCCTCGAAAATATATGAAATTTCATTATTCTCGTTCATTCTCTCCTCATTTCTTTTTATAGATTTAGTTTACTATTATTCTCAAATAAAAGTGTCCTAGAAGCCAAGAAAATGAGTCAACTTTTTAGCCATAAATTTAACAGCTATTTATATAACTGCTTGGTGGCTTAAAGCTCAGGAAAGTCCATGCCTTAATTCATATTATAGACTTTATAAAAATACATTGATAGATACACTTCTTTTGGCCTCTATCGCGTCGAATTGAGTTAACCCATATTATAGTACACCTAAAGCCTAAAAGTGTCCTAGAACGCGAAAGAAGCATGTTTCTATGAGTTTACATATTTTAACATAAATCGCAATAATACAAAAATAGCCGCATATTTAGATATGCAGCAAAAAAAAAGAGCCGCCTCTTTCGAGACGGCTCCATGGGAGAAACAGTGTCAGGTGGCTGTGTTATGCAAGTGACTCCTCTTCAGCTGTAGTCTCAGCAGGAGCTTCGGCAGTTTCTCCATTTGCCTGACCGGCAAGATATTCATCCAGCTCCTTCTTTGCATCCTCGAGCTGTTTCTTTTTGGCTTCCAGCTCTTCCTGAGCTTTCTGCAGCTTCTCCTCTGCCTTCTTCACATTCTCCTCGCAGCGAATTACGCGGTCCTGAGGAGTAAGTGGAGTGCGGGTTGCTGCTGCCTCACGGCGCTCCAGATACTTGGCATTGAGCTGTGCGCCTTCTTCGTCGAACTCTTCGGCAATCTTAATGCCCCCGGCTTTCACAACCTTGTGCATAGTCTTCGTTGCAAGCGGATTGCCCTCAATAGGAGCCGGAATTGAAATGCGGTAGAGCAAGCGCTGAGCTCGTTTGTCAGGCACGATTGCCACGATACGGCCAACTACCATTTCAATGTGTTCTTCGCCGTTTTCGTCTGTAGTGCGATATTTCTCAAATTCTACCGTTTTACCTACATTGCCGATAACTTCGTTAACCTCTTCGGCAATTGCTTCCGGCGTCCATTCAACTTTGTCTGCTGGGTCTTTTGCTTTGCGAGCGCGGGCTTTTTTCTCTGGCTCAACAACTTCGTCCAGAATACGAACAAGATTGCTGTCATGTACCTTAACGATGCGGCGTCCGTCGTCTGTCTTGATTGCATAGAGTACCTTATTGCTGCGCTTCTCTTCAATCACTCCGGCGATATAGCCGTCAACCCATTCTGCGGTGTTGAAAGGAACTGCCTGACAACGGTGGTTAACGTTCTTCTTCAGCTCTTCGGCCAGTGCATGACGGTCCTCATCGGTCATCTTTGGCTTTTTCTCCTGAGTTGCCTTGCTGCCATTGTAAAGCGGGTTGAGCCCGCCATTCTCTTCAGCTGCCTTAATAGCTGCTTCTTCCTCAGGGCTGAGCTGAGTTTCTTCTTCATTTGCAGGAGTCTCTTCTGCGGTTGCCTCAGGAGCTGCAGGAGCTGCAGGGGCCTGAGCCTGTTCACGAGCTGCAAGTACGGCTTCGATAGCCTTCTTGTCTTCATCACTTGCCGTTGCCAAAAGAGCGTTCAGCTTCTTCGTTGTCATCTGCGAAAATTTCTTTGTTACCATAATACTGTAATTTTTGAATTGTTATTAAAATGTTATTGTTTAATTTTGATATTGCAAATATACTATGTTTTTTTGAATTATTGAGCTGCTTTGGGAACTTTTTTCCAAGTTTTATGTTAAAAAATATCAATTGAGTTTCTTAAACGGCCCTAAGAGTCCGAGAGTACTTATATTATATCCCTCCTTGCCAAAGAATTTGAGTGCCATATTAGCCAATTTCGTTGTCCCTAAGGCATCCGAAGACGCTACTATGATAGCTACATAACCCTCATCGTTGGACACGATAGCGCAATCCGAAATGGCTTCTATGAAGTTCTCCATATTACTCAAATTCTCTCGAATGGCCTCAACTTCAAGCCTATAAGCTGTTACAAACATTTCGTTTCTTGCCATATTATTTAGCTTTTACAGTTTTATAACTCTTGCTTATCTCTACGCTGAACACGCTGTGCCAAAGAGCAAATCGGATTGCTGTTTCTGAGTTGTCTTGTTCAGCTGCGATTGTCGGTGTCAAAAACAGCGTTTCTGACTTAGTTGCTGAAAATTTCATTGTTACCATATTACTGTAATTTTATTTGTTAATTCTCTTGTTTTAATCTGGTTACTGCTTTAAGAACTTTTTTCGTTAAATAGTGTTGGTTATTTTCCATTATTCCGGTATGTTAAATTGTTTTAATAATTCATTTCTCTCGTCTTTCGGCATTCTTGTGAGGTTAATTCTCTCGGAACCGGTCCAAAGATACACATAGTCACAGTGGCCTATCCATCTACGTTGGCACTCTTGTCGATATTCATTTGCCTCGGTATAGCTTGCAAATCCGACTTTATAGTCATATTCGCTATCATCTCTTTCAACATACAAATAAGCTATCTTCTTCATATTATTCTTCTGTATTTAGGTATTGTTTTACTCGTCCAATCCGGAGGGCGAACAGCTATCCGTTTTTATCGGATGTTTATGCCGTTCTCGTCTACTGTTATCACCTCGATCAGCATTGCCTTACCAGGTATTTCTCTCGTCTCGGTAATTTTCTTGCCGTCCTCTTCGCGCTCTACTGTCTCCTTTTTCGATTTGTCCTCTTTGTAGATACAGTAGGTATGTTCATAGTAACCGCGCAAGTCATCGCGTTTCGCTGCATCTTTGATACACTCAATGATATTTTTCTCGGCATAGTAATGACATTCGCTGACAAACATTCTCTCGCCGGTTACTTCCTCATTGTCAATTCTTATTTCTCCTGTCTCTAACATGCTGTTAGGAATGTTAGTCAATACGAAACGATAATTTCTAAGTGTCTTCATTTTACTGTAATTTTATTTGTTAATTCTCTTGTTCCCGGCAGTGGAGTTGAACCACTGATGCCATTACGGCCATTCTCCTGCCCGGGATGTTCTCTTGTTACGCGAGCACTTCGTACAGTTCTTCAAGTGGCTCGGGCAATCTCTCGTCTATTTCTTTTGCCAATTTTACCATTGAACCACAATATACGTGGTATCTTTTCAACATGTAATCACGGATCTTTTTAATATCTCCGAATGATAATTCAAATAAGAAGCTTTCTAACTGTGTCATAATCGTTTTATTTTGATATTGTAAATATACTCATTTTATTTTAACCGGAAAAACTTTTGATCAATTTTTTATGTTAAATTTTATTTATAACCTCGATCGTTTTATCCGTTATTTTCGATATGTAAATATACTAATAATTTATGAACCTGAAAAATTTCTATGATAATTTTTTGATGGATGTAAAATAAATAACATATAAAAATTTTATGGGTTAAATCGTATTAAATTTCCTGGTTGTTTCGTTAATAAATTAAAATAATAATTTTATACCTGTCAGCTAATAAAATAATTGGAACCTGAAAATATATTTGGTTAGTAAGTGTTAAATTTTCGTTAAACCTTGTTGGAGGAGAGGCTATGAGCCTGTCTCTGGTTTGGAACCTGAAAATTATTTTAGTTAAGAGTTGTTAACAGGCTGATAGCCTTAATGCTTCTTAACGAATTAAACCATAATTAACGAATGAGGCTGTCAGGCTTAATGCTTTTTAACCAAATAAATTTTTATATTTAATTTGTTTAGCGTGTGTGGAAATTAGGCCCCTGCCGCAGTGCCTGGGTGCCCCTTATATATAGTATATAGAGCCATGTCCATAGGCAGAAAAATTTTTTGGCTTCAAATCATTCTCGCAAATTGCCACCAAATCATATATAAGTATGAGCAAGGCCCAGAGGCTCATAAATTCTCATTCTTGCATACATTCTCGCAAATATCTATCTAGGCCCTTAGACTTAATAGGGAATTGACAAAATGACATTCTCGCAATAAAGAAGCGAACGCCCAGAAATAATTTTCAAAGAAACAAAATAAACATGCAAAATCAAAGGGAAGTTTCTCAATAACTGATTGATTTTCAATAAATTAGGCTTTAATAAACAATATAAACAATAAATATGTAGGAGAGATAAAATAGATTTGAAATAGTGATATGTGAATAGATAGGCTTATCATATATCACATATAACAGTATAAGACTTCATAGAAGAGTTAAAGATGATTGTTTCTATGCCCTTTAATTTCTATTCACTAATTAAATTTAATAAACTATTGATTTTCAATTAGTTTTATTTTGTGAAGTAGAAACATGAAAAACAAAAGCCTAATTTTCTATTCACTGATTAAGATACATGCCTAAATACTTGTGAAGTATGATATTAATATGTTAATTATTCACTAATATAAAAAATGTTAATTTTTAATTTTTAGTCTGCGAGAATTTTTACTTATCAGCCTTTATGACTATATTTGCAAAAACATTAAAAATATACACATGATACGAATAGGTAAATACAAGTACTTGGTAGACTTACAAGAAGGTTCTAATATTGAATCTGTAAGTGCTTATTTTATACTAGAATTTGAATATGATAACAAGTTCTATGTTGGCTGGACAGGAGAAACTAATGCCGTTTCTGTAAAGAATAAAATAGATAGGCTTATATACAACGCGTTTCACAACGTCTCATGGTTATGCAAAAATAATCCGAACCTTGTAAAAGCCATAGTAGAAAGCAAATACATAACAGTGACAACAGAAGAAATTCCTTTTAATGCTTTATCGCTACCAAATGGCCTGTTGAACGTATATTCAAGAATGTATGAGTTGATAGATGAGTATAGTGCCTATGCACCATACGGGCATAATATAATAAATAGTCTAAATAAATGTGTGGCAGAAAAAGCAATTATACCAGGATACGCTGCAAAATGGGAAATACCAGACACAATACGTAAATCAGGAACAGACACTATACGTAGTTATCCACATAGGGCTGTGTATCAGTATACTAAGATAGCAGAAAATACATATAAATTCTATAAAAAGTGGGATTCTATAAGAGAATATGTAAATTCAGTATCTACAAAAATCAATCCGAGCGCTATATATATGTGCTGTAATGGTCAACGAAGAATAGCCTATGGTTCTGTATGGAGATTTAATAATACAGATGATATAATAACAGTAGAACCAGACCTTAGAAAAGCGACCGAATATAGGCAGTTGCAAAACCAAATAAAAAAAGATGCAATACTAGAAGAAAAAAGTAAAACTATATTAGATAAACAGCAAAAATATAATAGCCAATATGAAAACAGATAAAATAGCACAGAAATTAGCAGATATACTGCCATCACGCCCAGTAGTTCCTGGAATGTCTAATCCAGATACATCTAAGCTTGTAGAACAAGAGGCCACGCGCATCAAATCAAAACAAGATGCAAAAGAATTGGCTCGTATTAAATATCTTGAAAAGCAGAAGCTTAAAAATCTTCAAGCTAAACAAGAAAAACGCCAATCATTAGCAGAAGAACTTGGCGTGGAAGAAATACCAGATGGCCAAACTGAGTTTCAAGCCAAACGTATCGTGGAGCAGCAAAAACGAGTTGAGGCTATTGAGGCACTTGAGGCTCAGACTGTAGAGCCGCTTAAAGCAACTGAGTTAGCAGAACGCCATGACTCGGGCAAAGGCTCATATTCATCAGCTATACGCTCAGCACTTCAGTTACAAGGAGCATCAAGGCCTGAAATAACAAAGCTTCTTACTAGCCTTAATATAAACTTAAGTGTTCAGCTTACAAAGCAAGACACGGCTAACTTATTGGCGTGTTTATTGACTTGTAATGAAAGTCAGCTTCAGGCTCTTATGAATAACAAGAAAATACCTGTTGTAATCAAAACAGTTATTAAGCGCCTCATAGAGGATATGAAACTCGGCAATATAGAAACAGTTGAGAAGCTTTGGGACCGTATATTCGGTAAAGGCCAAATGCAATTAAGTCTCCCAGAAGGGCAACAACTCCAAACCGGTATTCTTCCTAATGTGCCTGTGAGTCGTGAAGCGTACCTGATTATACGTGAAAACTTAATAAAGTAAAATATAGCAATGAAGTCATTAAAAGAAATGCAAGAAACAGCACTAGATGCCACAAAGCCCGGAACTGTAAATCCTGTAGAAATGTTACGTCTTGAGGCTCTTACGTCATTTGAAAAGTATACTAAACTAATGTTTAAATGTCAATATAAACGCTCATTTATAGTAGCAGAGCACCATAAGAAAATGTTCGAAGTATTACAAGATGTTGTAGATGGTAAAATTACCAGATTGATTATCAATATCGCTCCACGCTATTCTAAAACTGAGGTTGTTATAAAATCATTTATCTCATGGGCCTTCGCCTTAAATCCGCGATGCCGATTTTTGCACTTGTCTTATTCAGATATACTCGTGAATGATAATTCTGAAACAATCAGAAATATTATGCAAGAAGAGCTTTATAAGACTCTTTTTCCCAATTCGACTCTTGCGTCTGAGAAAGGCTCAGCTAAGAGATGGAAAACTAAAGCAGGCGGAGAGCTTTATGCCGTATCAACCCAAGGCCAAGTAACAGGTTTTGGTGCTGGAAATGTAGATGCCGACCCAGAGATAGATAAAATGGACGGAGGTAACGACGTATTCGTATTTGATGACCACACGAATGAAATGCTTAAAATGATAGATGCTAAAACCAATATATTTCAAGGCGCAATTGTAATCGATGACCCCCTGAAAGCCGATGATGCAGCATCTGACCTTATACGAGAGCGCATAAATCAACGCTTCGAAAATACAATACGTAACCGTGTTAACTCGCGTAGAACGCCTATCATTATTATAATGCAAAGATTACATGAGCATGACCTCTGTGGCTATTTGCAAGAGATAGAGCCAGATACATGGACTGTTTTATCACTTCCAGTTATACAAACAGACCCTGAGACAGGAGAAGAACATGCTCTTTGGCCAATGAAGCACAATCTTGAAGAACTGTATAAACTACGAGAGATTAACCCAGTAGTATTTGAGACCCAATATATGCAAAATCCAATTCCTACTGAGGGCCTTATGTATCACGAGTTTAGAACATATCAAAATATAGAATTGCCATCAGGCTCTAAAGCTAATCAAAGATGGTGTTACGTTGATACAGCTGATACTGGCTCTGATTATTTATGTGCAATTTGCTTTATAAATACTCCAGAAATGCTATATGTAATTGATGTGCTATACACACAACTGCCCATGGAAAAAACTGAAGTAATGTTGGCTAAAATGCTCACAGAAAATAGTATAACAGAATGTCTGATAGAGTCCAATAATGGTGGTAGGCAGTTTGCTAGAAATGTAAAGCGTATTACAAGAGCTACTTTGCATAATTTCAAAACAGCCATAAATACTTTTACACAGACAAAAAATAAAGCTGCTCGTATTTTTTCAAATTCAGCTCTTGTTAACTCAGATGTAGCGTTTCCAGAAAATTGGGATAAAAAATGGCGTGAATTCTATAATGCTATTACAACTTATCGTAAAGATAATAAGCGAAGGGCTGCTCATGATGATGCTCCAGATGCACTTACAGGCGTAATTGAAATGAGACTTAGAAAAGCTGGAAGGAAGAAAATATCATTGAGAAATTGAGTTAAAATTCATATTCTCGCATTATTCTCGTAATTTCTAGGCTTCTAATTATATATGAATGATTAAATCATAAGCCTTGAATGAACATAGTGCGAGAATGAGACGATAAAAATACTTAGTTAAAAATTGTCAAAAAGTATACAGCTTTCAATTTTTATTAGTATATTTGCACAGTGAAGAAGTTTATTTCTGAACAATACAGGTAATTCGATGCTAGTTAAGGGTAGCTGCTCGGTAGTATTAACATTAAAAACATAAAGAACAATGGGATTAAATTGTGGATGCCCTGCCGCAGCACATCTTGCTGACCTTGAGATTAACGATTGCAAGGAAAGCATGGGGCAAATTCAAAAAGTTGCATTCCAGCGTATCTATAAGACTGCTGGAGAGTTGAACTCTGTCGCAGACCCGACTAAGAAAGCATCGTTTGCCACTTTGTTTTCTGCAGCCAATGGTACTAAGATGACAGTGTCGCCTTATATTCAGAGTCCTACTACAGAACCTGGAGCAGCTCGTACATTCGGTGGTGGAAACCAGACGCTTGGAGGTATTCCTATTACAATTGGTCGTGAAGCAACAAACTTTACCGGTGTAATTTATCAGGAAAACCAAAAAGTTATTGCTCAGTTGAAGCAGTATCAGTGTGAAAACATCGGTGTTTATCTTATCGACGAAAATGGCAACATTGGCTGTTTGGTAGATGACCTTGATGACCCTACTAAGTACATGCCTATTCCTATCTACAGTTTCTTTGTAGGAGATAAGTCACTTGGCGGATATGAAGAGCCTGATAGCAATGCTATTAGCTGGTCTTTTGTTCCTAACTGGAGTGATAAGTTCTACATTATCAAGCGTGAAACTTTGGACTTTAATCCTCTCACTGATTGGGTTAACGTAGCTTCCGCTGGAGCTTAAAAAATTTCAGCTATGAGTGTAAGAAAGAAAAAAGAACAAACGGTAACGCTGGTTGTGCCTAAGCATAATATCAAGCAAGAGTTCGGCCTTCAACACGCAGAACGATTGCTTGATATGGGCCCAGCCCTAAACGGCGGGTGGGAACTGCCTCAAGATAGTAACTATTATTACGACGAAGAAAATGGGCTTAGAGTTAAATCAGATAAAGCAAATTCTGCAAAAACCGTCTAAAAGACAGGTTATTCAGAAAGCTGTAAATATGCAGCGCCGTCTTAGGTTCCATACTGAGACGAATATTGCTGTATCTGATATTAACCAACCTACTACCATATTCTTAGATTGGGTAAAGCATCTGCTTCCAAAAGATAAGTTCAACATATTCTTGCAGCTGTTCAAATTCCCGTTGCCAACACCTGCTGTAGTTGAGGACGTCTATAGAGAGCTCGAAAGAGTTTTCTATAGCCGTAACTCATCTAGCTCATATCAGTTTACAGACTCAGAGCTTGCAGAAGACTGGGCCTTGTATCGCAAAAGCAATCTTAATGAGCCAGAGGTATGGAAGACAATGGGATGGAAGCGAATGCAGGTATCGCCCAATAGTATTTTAGTAATTGACCTTCCTCAAGTACAAACTACATCACGCCCTGAGCCATATTTTTATTGGCTTGAAATTGATGCTGTAGTCGATTACCAGCTTTCTAAGCAAGATGAAAACTTGTTTGAATGGCTTGTTTTTAATCAGCCAGAACACAGAATAGCTGTATTTGATGATACTTCTATAAGAGTTTATCAACTCAACGAAAAGAATGAAATTCAGTCATTAGTTTCTGAAGCTCAACACGATTTAGGATATTGCCCGGCTAGGTTCTTTTGGTCTACACAGCTCAATGAGAAGAACAAGGACCTCAAGAAAAACCCAATCACCAAGGAGCTATCAAACTTGGATTGGTATCTATTTTTTGCCTTATCCAAACAACACCTCGACCTTTATGCTCCGTATCCTATTTACAGCGCCTATGAGGCTGACTGTAATTTTGAAAATAGCGAAACTGGCGATTATTGTGACGGTGGTTTTTTACGTAATGCTAAAGGAGAGTATAAGATACTTAACGATGGCACTGTGGAAAAATGCCCCTGCTGCAGCGAAAAGCGAATAGCTGGACCTGGTTCATTCTTGGAGGTGCCTATTCCTAATCAGACTGAAGGTGTAGCTGATATGCGTAACCCAGTCCAGATTACTACTATAGATAAAGACTCACTTGATTATAATGTCAGCGAGTGTGCAAGGCTTAAAAATGAGATTGTTATTTCTGTAGTTGGTTCTGGAGGTACAGTAAGTGAGAAAGAAGCAATCAATGAGACTCAAGTAACTGCTAACTTTGAAAGTAAAACTTCAGTTCTCAATGCCTTAAAGACCAACTTTGAATTGGCACAGAAATTTGTCGAAGATACTGTTTGCAAACTCAGATATGGAGGTGCTTTCATATCGTCTTCAGTAAGCTGGGGTACAGAGTTTTATGTTTTTACAGTAACTGAGCTATATTCTAAGTACAAACAAGCAAAGGAAAATGGAGCATCCAACTCAGAACTAGATGCAATATCACAACAAATTTTTGAAGTTGAGTATCGCAACAATCCTTTGGTACTTCAGAGAATGCTGATTTTGAAACAGTTAGAGCCTTATCCGCATAAAACCTTGGATGAAGTGTTAAAACTGTATGAAAAAAAGTTAATAGATGAAAAATTGGTAAAACTTAAAATAAATTTTAGTACTTTAGTCGACAAATTTGAACGTGAAAACATTAACATAATTGAGTTTGCTTCAAATAGGCCATTAAGAGAAAAAATTGATATAATAACAAATAAACTTTTAGAGTATGTTACAAAAAATGACACTGCAGGAACTGCAGAATAGCACTGTTGATGCACTTAAGCAGGCTCATATTGCAGCTAAAGCCCATCAAGCTGGCCTCCAGAAGCTTAAATCAAGCAAAGATAAGGGGTGGACAGAAGCAATGCAAGAAGACCTTGATGCTACAGCTCTTTATATTGTAGATATTGAGGATGTTCTCGAAGAAAAAACTTCATCTATTAGCAATAGTGAATATGAGCCAAAAGCTGGTACTGAAAAGCTTGTACATCTGTCGATTGTAAAAGGCCGTCGATTTAATCCTATGACAGGAAAAGAAGAAAGCAAGCCGTATACTCAGTTATTTACATTTGCTGAGTGGCAACTTTTCAAAAAGAATTTTAAAGGTCTTGGTTATTCTATAATGAAAGTATTGCATGACCCGTACGAAGAGGCAAAAGATTTTGTTGCAAAAGAAAATTAAAAACTTAAAATATCAAAGCTATGTTAACAATTGAGATGCTACGACAAAATTCAGCATTAGCTGGTCTCTCTGATGCTCAGCTTACAGCAATTGCTGAAATGTCAAAAAATGATGAAAATACGGTAATTGGTACTAAAATTGGTGCTTTGCATGGGCAATACGATACTGATATTTTCAATGTTACCGGAGTAAAAAAGAGAGATGGTGAAAAGAGCTATGATTACGCTAAGCGTGTACTTGGCGAATATAAAACAAAAGCTGAGTCTGTAAAAACAGTACAAGCAGAGCTTGATGCAGCTAATGTTAAAGTAACCGAGTTGCAGACAAAGCTTGAGAAAAATGCAGGAAATGAGGAGCTTACTCAGCAACTTAAAGATGCTAAAGCCCAAGTTACTCAGCTTCAATCTAAGCTTAAAACTGAGCAAGATAACTACAAAACAAAAGAAGCTGAATTTAACAAGCAACTGAAAGATGTACATGTAGATTATGCTTTTCAAGCTGCTACTACAGGTCTTAAGTTCAAAGCTGGTATTACTGAGCCTATTCAGAAAACACTGCTTAATGCAGCAAAAGCTGAAATTTTGGCAAAGGGTACACCCGATTTTGTAGAAGATGGTCAAGGAGGTAAGAAACTTGTTATTCGAGGAGCTGATGGAAATATCCTTAACAATCCAAAAAACAATCTTAATCCTTATACTATTTCTGAGCTTGTTATGGAAACGTCTTTGAAAGATGTAATCGATACAGGTCGCAAACAAACAGGTGGCGGTACAGGAGGCTTTCAGGGACAAGGCGGTCAAGGAGGAACACTTGATTTGACTGGAGTAAGAACTCAGCTTGAAGCAGACAAAGTAATTGAAGCTCATCTTCTTGCAAATGGCTTAACTCGTGACTCTTCAGAGTTTGGAGAAAAGCTTACAGAAATAAGAAACGAAAACAACGTGGCAACTTTGCCAATAAGATAAAAAGGCACATCCTAAAAAGAAGAGAAATTAAAAAAAATGCTATTAGGCGTAAAAGGGTAATGCACCATGTAGCAAAATGTTTAACAAATTAAAAACTAAAAATTATGAGCTTAGTATTAACTCGTATTCAGAACACTCTTGCTAATTCCAGATTGGATAAGTATGAGTATCGTGCAAGTAGGTACGGCGCGCTCGATGCTTTTATGGTGCAGTCGAATGACCCTACAGGTATTTTAACCCCTGAGTTGAAAGAGAAGGCCCGTACTTCTATCGGTACCACTCTTCAAACTCCAGTAATTGACTATGATGCAGATATTACTATTGGTAATACTCGTTCTTTGACAATTGCTGATAGTGAAAACACTTCTCGGTTTGTTGACATTACGTTTGCTACCTATTCATGGGGCTTTACTATTGCTCCGGCAATGTACATGAACAACGAAATTGGTATTCAGCGCGACTTTGACACTAAGTTGATGAAGTATGCATACGCTGTCGCAAAGAAACTCGATGAAGCTGCTTTGGCTATTTTGGCTGCAGATAAAACTAAGGTTCTTAAGAACAAGCTGCTGTATAATTTTTCAACTAACGCATTGAATGCAAAGTGGACAGAGCGTGAGAATGTATTTGGCGACCTTGAGGTACTTATGGGAGCAAATGACTTCTATGGCCAGTTGCACATCATTGGTGACCCTGGAGTTGAAAGCATTATGCGTAAGTTGCAGCAACATGGCCTGTACAATGATGTAAACAAGCAGAATGAGTTTGGCAACAAGATTATTCACTTGACGAATAACATTGCAGCGGCTGGTGGTAAATATGCGCAGGGTTATGCAGTGAATGCAGGTTCACTTGGAATGCTGTTGCGTTATGAGCGTGATTGCTTGCTCGGAACTGTTTCAGGTGACGGCCATGAATGGGGTATTGCTACTTATCCTGTGATTAACATGCCTGTTGGTACGTACTTCTATGACTCTGTAGGAGACTATAGTGCTATTGCAGGAGCTGCTACGGCTGATATGACGCGTACTCGCAAGGAACATTATGGATTTGCAGTTGATGTTGCGTTTATTACTGCTTATAACAGCGATAGAGCTACTTTGCCTAGTCCTATTCTTGCGTTTAATGTCGCTAGCGAAGGCGCTGTATATGCAACGCCTGTTGATGTTGTTAAAACAGTAGCAGCCGGTGCTTGAAGGTCATTCAATAGTGATTTCAGCAATGACTTCGCTATTGGGTAAATAGCAAATCTTTGAGTTGTTATTAGCTTTGGCAGGAGGCACTGAGGAAAATACCTTAGTGACCTCCTGTTTTTCAATAAATAATAGAAATTATGGTTAGAGCTCTAGATATACAAGAAAAACTGCTTCATCTAATAGGATGGGAGCAAAATTATGACACATCAGACTTAAAAATATCTGATGCTTTAACTGTGAGCGAAAGTGGTTTATATTTTCAGCAAATTCATCCACTGCTGACACTGCAGAATATGTCTTGTATCGCTCCAGATTTTAAGAACATGACTTTTGAGGAATATAGCGCGGAAAAAGCATATTCTAAAGGTAATATAGTAAAATACAATGAGCTATTGTATAAAGCTCTACAAAATTCAGTTGGAAAACAGCCTGATATTGAGTCTGAGTATTGGGTTGAAACCAATCAATTTTCTGAATGGCTTGAAAGCAAAACAAAAGCTAGTATTCAAAAAGCCATTTCACGATATTGCAATGAAAAAATCGCACAAGGCACATATAAGACTTTATGCGAAAATAGAACACTATTTGATGGAACTGGCCGTTTAGTAGATGTTGTAAAGAATAAGAAAAATCTAGTTGGCTTTGAAATTATACCAATAAGAGCAAAAGGCGTAACTACTAAAATCAATAAGATAGGTTTACAGTTTACAGAACCTGGTGAATATACTTTATATCTTATGCATTCTAGCATGGATGCACCAGTCAAGATAATAAAGCTTAATAAGATACGTAAAAACAGCATAGAGTGGTTTTCACTTAACGATATATATCTACCATACCAAAGTGATGATAATGATGCAGGTGGTAGCTGGTATTTGTGCTATTTTCAATCCGAATTACCAGAAGGTAGCCAAGCTATAAGAAAAAATAAAGATTGGTCTAAAGAGCCCTGTGGCTCATGTTCACGTAAAGAGTTATTAGCTTGGCAAGCTTGGTCTAAGTATATAGAAGTACACCCGTTTTTTGTTAATGAGGAATTGGTTGAAGCTGTTAATTTCAATGATGATTTTAATGAAGATTTTGCAAAACAGCCTATACGTTTATGGGATGTTGAAAACAACCAATATACTTATGATAACAACTATGGCTTAAATCTTGAAATAACAATAAGTTGTGATATTACAGATTTTATAATTGAACAGCGGATGTTATTCCAAGATATTATAGCAAAACAAGTAGCAGTAGATATGCTTCGTGAATTTGCCTATAATGCCAATGTTCGTACAAATAGGCATTCAATAAATGCTTCTAGGCTTGATATTCTATATGAAGTTGATGGCGACTCTTCATCTATGAAAAAATCAGGTCTTAGCTATCAACTCGATATGGCATTTAAGGCAATTAAGCTTAGTACTGAAGGAATAGACAGAGTTTGTCTTCCTTGCAAAAACAATGGTATAAAATATAGAACTGTATAGTATGGCTGTAAAAAGGTATAATGCAACACTTCGCAATCTTGAATATCGCTTGAGAGCATTCAAAGATAGCTTGCCTATGCTATTGGAAGATATTGTCCGTGATAAAGAGGATGTGATAGTATCTGCAATAGCAGATGACCAGTTGTATCGCAGAGGTATCAATGGCCGAGGCGAAAAGATTATGGATTATATGCCTTATGCATCTAAAACTATACAAAACAAAAAGAGGAAAGGCCAACCGACAACTCGAGTTACCTTACGAGACACTGGAGCTTTTCATGAGTCAATGTATGTAGTATTTGACTCAGAAGGGTTTTATATAACAGCGAGTGATGAAAAAACTCAAGACCTTGTTGAAAAATATGGGGAAGAGATATTCAGGTTGACGGATAAAAACTTTACAAGAATAATCCGTTCACATATAAGAAAAGAGCTTGTTAAACGGTTAAAAAGAGCTATAAGACAATGAAAGAAAGTTCTGTACAAATAAGATATAAAGATAATCCTGTACTACTTGATAAGATATTACAGGATATGCAAAAGTCGCTTATGGAAAAACTTAAGTGGCTTAATTATGCATTTGGAAGAGCTTATAAGCTTGTAGAGCATAGACCTGATGGTAATAAATTCATATATCCAGCATCGTATAATGGCAATGGAGAATATGTGTCACTTTTGCCCAATGACAATTTTGGTAACTTTTCATGGTTTGATATATATGACCCACAGAAGATTACTCAAGTAGTACAATCTTTGCCTCAGTATACTTTCAGTGGAGCCATTATATTTTGGTATGACTTAAGTAGTATCTATGATGATGAAACAGTACTTCATACTGAGGAAATTAAAGATGAAATAATACGAGTACTAACAACGCCTGGTATTATTACAACTACAGGTAAACTTGTTATCAATGATATATACGAGCGCTTTGAAAACATATACAAAGGGTACTCTATAGAAAAAATATATAACAATTATACTTATAAAGGAGAAGGCATACAAGATATTGATAAACAATTCTTTATGTACCCTTATGCAGGAATTAGAATTGAGTTCACTTTAACAACTAGAGAATTATGTCAACGGTATATTTTATAACATTGCTTTCGGCTTTAATATATATAGCCTTAGCAGCAGCATTCGTTATATTGCTGATTGGAAAATTAGGCATAAGAGACAATATAATCGCCAAAGCACCTAAGCTAATTTCTCAATTATTCGATTGTGATTTTTGCTTAAGTTTTTGGACGTCGCTCATTCTCGCCATCATTCTCGCTATTTTCTTTAGAGAGATGAATATCTTATTTATTCCAATAATATCAACCCCTATAACGCGAATTTTGATATGAAAAGCCTACTTATAAATAAAAAAATTGTACGGGTTTATGATAGCATAGATGAAATGCCTATTGTAAATTTTCAGAAGTACAATAAGTATTTGCTTATAGACTCTGGAATTGGCTCAGATGCAGATGATATTGATGCCCATATAACCCGTGTTGCTAAATTCATTAAAAGCAATAATGCCAAAAAAGCTTTGCAAGAACTGCAAAACATGAGGCAAAATATGTATATGGTGAACAACGAAATTTCACCGAGGTACTTAGCTTTTGCAGCTCTTATTCATAGCATAGACGGTGAAGAAGTTAATGATTTGTCAGATGATGGACTTAAAAATATATTGGCCAGGCTTAAAGAAATAAAGCATTCAAAGATTATAGACTTTTTGACTTGGCTTAAAAAAAAAGTAACCACCGAACTTGAAATGTACTTTCCAGGAGATTTTGTAAATCCAAAGGAAAAAGATGCATACGATAAGTTAAAGCAAAGAACACTTCTTGTGTTGGACTCTATGATAAATGACACAGATAACTCTGAACAGATAGAAACTATAGATATGATAATGCTTAATATGCATTCTCCAAAATCATATATAGGAAGTGAGTCTGTTGAGATAAAATATGATAAGCAATTTGAAAGTACTTGTCTTTTGATAGCTCAAAAAACAAGCATGGATGCTAAAAAGATGACAGTACTTCAATTCTATAATGCTGTTGATAATATAAAACAGCAATTAGAAGCAGAAAGCAAGAGTGTTAAACGGCATAAAAGGAAATAATTATGGCTGAAGACGATAAGATAAAATATAGTGATATAATTGAGCCGGATGACTCGATTGAAAAACTTGTCAAGCAACTTGGCGAGCTCAATCAGTCATACGAGACAATGGTAAATGCTATCAGAGCAGGTGCAGATAGGATTGTGCATTCTCTTAAATCTGCTAGTGGAGCTACAAGTGAAGGACGTAAAGCTATTGATGAAGCAACAGCATCTACGTCAAGGCTTGAGAGAGCTCAGAATGAGCTTAAATTAGCTTTATCTGATACAGGTAAACAGATTGCTTGGCTTAAAGCACAAACTTCAGATGCTAATAGAGCAACTGTAGAACAGCAGCGTTATATCCAGCAAGCTATATCTTCTTATGACCGTCTTAAGTCTGACCTAAAGCAAACAGTTGAGCTATATAAGTCTTTAACTGCGGCTGAAAGAGCAGATAGCGAAATGGGGCAACAGCTACTCAATGATATTCTTAATTTGAAAAATCAGATTAAGGCCCTTGATGACCAAATGAAGCCTCATATCCAAACTCTGTCTGAAGTAGAAAAGGCAGAGCAAAGATTAGCTTATTTACAGTCAGATGAAGGTAAGCGACTTACAGAATTAAAAAGAAAAATATCTGAGCTGACTTCTTCTAGAAGACAGCAACAAGCTACTATTGACCCTATAGCTCAAGCGCAACAGAAATTAGCTTATGCACAATCTGAAGAAAATCAGCAATTAAAGTTATATTCAACTCAGATAAAAGAAGCAAATAGAGTTGCTCAACTTCAAGCAACAATAGCTGCTTCTGCTGAAGGGTCATATAATAGACTTTCAGCACAATATGAGCTGAATAAAATAAAGCTTAACCAAATGTCCGCTGCTCAAAGAGAAGCAGCAGATGAAGGCAAAAAGCTAGAAACTGAAACCAATGCTATTTATCAGCAGATGATAAAGTTGCAAGAGGCTACTGGCAACTATAGATTATCTGTAGGACACTACCAAAGAACATGGGATGGTTTAGGTATATCTATTTCTCAGGTAGTACGAGAACTTCCTGCAGCAGCAGTTTCACTTAATACATTCTTCTTAGGTATCTCAAATAATATACCTATGGTAGTTGATGAAATTAACAGATTACGTGCTCAGAATAAACTTTTGCAAGCAGAAGGTAAAGCAACAGTAAGTGTAACAGGTTCAATAGTTAAGGCTTTGTTTAGCTGGAATACTGTACTTGTTATATTGCTTACTGTATTTTCCATGTTTGGCAAACAGATTATAACATGGGTTGGTAATCTTTTCAAAGCAAAAAACGCTGTTATATCTACAACTGAGGCTCTTGATAATATAGCTAAAGAACTTGAAGATACTAATGGCAGCTACGGCAATAACATTGTAAAGCTAAAGCAATTACAGCAGGAATGGAAAAATCTTGAAACTACTGCTAAAAAAGACCAGTGGATTAAAGACAACAAATCTAATTTTGACCAGCTTGGAGTATCTGTTAATAATGTAACAGATGCTGAAAATGTATTTGTAGATAATACTGAAGCTGTAATCAATGCTCTTAAATTAAGAGCTAAAGCCGCCGCTGCTCAAAAATTAGCCGCAGATGAATATGAAAAAGCTTTAATTGCTAGAAATAAAGCAGAAACAGAAGCAGGTAAAGGCCCATCAGGTTGGGATAAATTCAAAAACTGGTGGGTACAATCTAGTTTACGAGCTACTGATGAATTTGGCGTAGGACCATCTGCAGCTAATTTACAGGTAGCTGACCAAGTATCTGCAGAAGATTTTAGACAACAGAGAATTAAAGACCTCAATGATGAAGCAAATGCTGCAGAGAAAACAGGAGATGCATATTTTGATTTAGCGGCTGGATATGAAAAAGCTGCTAAAGCCCAACTTGAAGCTGCTGGCATAGAAGGAAAGCATAAAACTACAAAAACGCCGCGTGATTTAACTCGTACTATAAACCAGAATGATATAAAAATACAAAGAGAGTACGAGGAAAGCGTAACTGAATTACTTAAAGATGAATATGCTAAAAGGCGTAAAGCTGCAGCTGACCAGGTTCAGGATGAAAATAACAAGCTTCGTGAGATGTATCGCCTTAACGAAGAATATGTTAAAAATGTAGATGGAAAATATAAAAAGCTTACTGAAGACCAGAAGAAACAAATTGATAGGCAGCAAGAGCTTATAACTAAGACTATTGCTAATAATTTACGAGCATTAGACCTCCAGTTACAACAAATTCAGAATGAGCAAAAAGTTGCTTCTTTGCAGACGCAGCGTAATACTATAAATCCTACTGACACTAGCGCAGCAACTGAAGCAGCTCAAAATCAAGAGTCTACTGTAACTACCAATGTAGTAGTTACACGCGACGCTTCTCAGATGGAAGCCTCATTAGTAGAAGAGCGCAAACTCATGGAAGAAAATCTTGATTTGGAATATGCCTTGATACTTGATACTAATAAGAGATTATTAGAAGCAGGAGATAACCAAGCTCGTTCTGAAGAAGAAATACTTATTGAGCTCAACAAGAAAAAACTTGAGCTGTGGAGTGAGTATGACCAGAAAATCTTAGATGCAAGAGAGCGTGATATTGAAAATCAGCTTGAGCTTGTTAAAAAAGGCAGCGAAGATGAACTTAATTTGCTACTTCAGCAAAATGAAGTACGTAGACAATTAGCTTTAGCACAAAATGCTGCTAAACCCGCAGAACAGCAAGTAAGTACATCTGTAATAAATGCACAGTTTGATAAGTCTGCAGCACAAATCCAGGGTTCATTTGAGATGACAGGCTTTGATGAACAACAGGCATTAGACAAAGCTATATTTAACGAAATAAAACGAAGTGAAACAGAAATAACACGATTTAAGCTTGAGCAAGAAAAAGCCAGATGGCAAGAACAGATAAGACTTGCTGAGTCTGGTGGACTTGATTGGAGTCAAGCTCAAATAGATGCTGCTAAATCTACTGTAAAAGGAATAGACCGTGAATTATCTGAGCTTGATAACTTCATAATGAACATTGGCAAAAAAGGTTTAGGCGGTACTTTGCTTGAGAAACTTGGCTTTGATGATGACCAGACTGATGCCCTAAAAGATGCCGTAAATATAGTAATAGAACAGCTTCAATCCATTATGGATGCCGAAGTTGAATTAGCTGAACAGGCTGTAGAAGCTGCAGAAAAAAGAGTAGAAGCTGCACAGAGTGCTTACGATGCAGAAGTAGAAGCAAGAAATAATGGATATGCTAACAATGTAGCAACAGCTAAAAAAGAACTTGAACAAGAAAAGAAAAACCAGCAAGAAAAACAGAAAATGCTTGCTGCTGCCCAAAAGCGTCAAGAAAATCTTAATACTGTAATTCAAGCATCTTCACTTATTACTGCTTCTGCTAATTTATGGAGCTCATTCTCTTCAATACCTATCGTCGGCCCAGCCCTTGCATTGGCTGCTATTGCTACGATGTGGACCTCGTTTGCTGTTGCGAAAGTTAAAGCTAAGCAGGTAACCGCAAGTCAATCAGAAGAATATGGTGAAGGTGGTCTTGAGTTCTTGGAAGGAGGTTCTCACGCATCAGGTAATGACATCGATTTGGGTGTAGAGAATAAAAAGAAGCGTCGTATGAAAGCTGAAGGTGGTGAGGCTCTTGCTATCATTAATAAGCAAAGAACAAGAAAATATCGTAAGATACTACCAGATGTAATAGATAGCTTCAACAAAGGAACATTCGAAGATAAGTACTTAAATGCATTTGGTAATTCTAATAGGCTAAATATTTCTCTCAATTCTAATAATAGTATTGACCTCTCTAAAATTGAGGATGATGTGCGAAGCATTAGAAAGCAGAATGAAACAAGGTATTATACTATGCCAGATGGAACTGTTATAATGCAACATAGGAATGTTAAACGTATAATTAAAAACTAAAAGATATGATACCTCCAAAATATAAATTCTACATATCAAAGAATGATGGTGATAAAGTAGAAGTAAGACCTCATTACAAAGAGCTTAATAAGAAATATGCAAAAGAAAGTGGCCAAGAATTTTTCCGTATTTCGCTAGATGGAAAAATAAATTTGTTTGGCACTGACTATGAAATAGTAAGTCAATCAAACATAGAAGACCAACTTGTTTTTATAATAGATAAATATAACAGTACTTCCAAAAAATGGGTTGAATATTATAGAGGTGAATTTAGTAAGACTGATTGTAAATTTGACCATGATAAGAAGAAATGTGAACTTAAAACTACAGCAGTAGATGGATATACTGAGGTTATGAACAAGTATGAAAATACTTATGACCTTATAAAGCTTGCTCCTGAAATATCAAAAATAAACTTGCATAAACGCTCACTCATGCAAGTTTATGTCCGTGGTGCCAATTCTATAACTAATTTCTTCGGTGGTACCTATTGGGAAGATGATGTGAATGAAAGTATAGATGACAATGCTGCGCTTATAAATAACTTCTATTTTTCCTATATAAAATCTGGTAATGAATTTTACATAGAAAATTCTAACGAAGCAGGTGTTAATGGCGTATATGCCGGAACTAATGGTTATTATAGCAACTGGAATGGCTATACTTGCTATTTAGAGAAAAATCCTGATGCTCAACCACCATTTACAGATGTAAGCTACTTTATTATGATAAAAAGAAATTCAGATAATAAAGTACTATATAAATCTGAAACAGCTGTTAATATCGATGATGAAACGCTGTTTTCAGAAGACCGAGATTACACTAATGATAAACACTTAAGATATACCTCTAAACTAATAGATGTGGAAAATGCTAAAAACTCATGTACTATAAGTAATTTGTTTACATATAGAATATATAGGCGCTTACTTTGTGATGTAGATACTGTAGAAGACTCAGAAGGTGTTAAAAATACCTATAATTTACCATCAGATGATTTTGTCACTGATAATAGAAACTATAAAAAATGTATTGGCTTAAAAGGAGGTTTATTCTTTTGTACTTCTAGAGCAGTAGATGAGCCAACAAAATATGGTCTAAATGATTACGGACAGTATTTTACTAACCAGTTTATTCCTAGTAGTACAGGTTTAGGAAGACCTTTACCTATTAGCAAAAATTCATGGGCAAATGCTTCACTGTGGTATATATATGATAGTTTTTATGAATATTTTGAAGAAAGGTTAAGAAAACAATATACATTGAAAGATAGTTATTCTATTGGCGCAGCCATAAAGGCTATTCTCAAAAAAATAGACCCTACACTATCACATGAGCCAACTGCGGAATACAGCCAATTTTTATATGGAGATACTAATCCATTAAGTCTGGCTAGATTTTATGTATATATTACACAAAAAACCAATATATTAAAAGGCAATTATGACCAGCCCGCTCAGAAAGCTGAAACTTCACTCGAAGAGCTTATGAAAATGCTGCGCGACTGTTTTAGATGCTATTGGTATATAGAAGATAATAAATTTAAAATTGAGCACATATATTTCTTCATGAATGGTGGTAGTTATTCTGGCAAATCAAATTATCAGCTTGATTTTACAAAGCTCACAGACCAGTTTAATAAAAAACTATCGTCTTATTTTCAATCTGAAATAGAATATGATAAGTCAGACTTAAATCAGCGATACGAATTTGCCTGGATGGATGACGTAACAGACTTGTTTGGCGGTAATACTATTGATGTTAAATCTAACTATATTCAAAAAGATAAAACAGAAGAAATAAATATAGGTCAGTTTTCATCTGATGTAGACTATATGCTATTCAATCCTTCAAATTTTTCTGAAGATGGTTTTGCTCTATTATGCCCAGTTAAAAATGGTTCTACTCTCGAATTGCCAATAATAACAGTAAATGGCCTTGTCGATGAAAACAAAGACATTTATACTGCTGTAGCTCAGAATTGGTATGCCTCATGGATATATTTGCAGAATTTTTATTTATGGGATATGCCAGCCTATAGCATAGAGTCTAATGTGCTTAATTATTTATATGCGAGGGACATAAAAAAATGTATGAAACATACTATAGAATTTCCTACAGAAGAAGACCTAGACGAACTAGAACTTATTAAAACAGCATTTGGAAACGGCAAAATAGACGAAATATCTATCAGTTTAGACACTAGAATGGCTAAAGTAAATCTGCTTTACAGGCCGGAATAATGCTTATGTTAAATACGTTAGAAAATTTTCTTATATCGATTTTTATTTGTAAATTAGCAACATGAAGTTAGTGAATAATAACATATCGCCATTGCCTTTTTACGATAATATTGCTTTGCAAAATCATCGTAAAGATTATGCTTTTGGCCAGGTTTATCCACTAATAACATATAAGAGTATGCTATTGCCTTTTCAAGTAGTTCTTGCTAGTGGCACATCTATAAGTTGGGTTAGGCTATATAATTTCAATACTGGGAAATTTATAGATATAACTCGTAGCATGAAAGAAAATGGCTTGACTATTAAGTCATATACTGGCTTTAAGCTTCTTAAATACCCTGGCACTCTTCCTGTAGTAGAAATTAAATATGAAGGCCAATATTACTTAGCAATATCTATATCTGGTTTAGGAACTATATATTCTGATATTTTTACTGTATGCAATAAAGTAGATGATTATCTGCTTATAGAGTATAGTAATTCTTACAATTTTGAACTTAAAAATGGAGTTGTTGATTTTTCTGATAACTTTAAATTTAAGTGTTACTTAAATACTCAGGTTGGTAAACCAGAATATGATTTTGAAGAAGAAGCCACAGAGCGAATGGGCTATACATTTATTGAGAGCCAAGTAAGCAAAAAAATATATAAGTTTACATTTTTAGCTCCAGAATATCTATGTGATGCCTTAAGAATTGTGAGGTTATGTGAAAATAAAAAGATAACAAGCAAACTCCAAATCTACGATTTGACTACATTTAATATGGAGCCAGAATGGGAAGACCAAGGAGATTTAGCTGCAGTTGAATGTGAATTTGAAACTGATACTGTTATAGCTAATATAGGCGGGTATGAGCCTAAATTGGCGCGAGGTGATTTTAATAATGATTACAATAACGATTATAAAACAGAGTAAAAATGGCAAATTGGAGCGACTTAAAAGCTGCGGTTGCTGAAGTTATAAAGACTAATAGCAATCAAGAAATAACGGGAGCAGTTTTACAAAATGTCCTTAATAATATTATTAGCAATGTGGGGGAAAACGCATCTTTTGCGGGTGTAGCAACCCCCAGCACAAACCCTGGCACACCTGATGGTAATGTATTTTATTTTGCCATACAGCCAGGGATATATTCAAATTTTGGCAGTGTTACGTTAACTGAAGGATTAAATATATTATTATGGAATGGCTCAATATGGTCAGCTGATAATTTAACTAAATCATTATTAAATAATATAAATAGTAACACGGGTGTGGACGATTACCCGGTTTTCAGCACGTCGGAGGCTTATTCCAAAGGCAAAGTCGTAAACTATAACGGGAAACTATATAAATTCACGGCTGACCACGCCGCAGGAGCGTGGATAGGAACGGATGTAGAACCATATAATTTGAAAAAGGATATAGAAGAAAGATATGGTACATACACAGACAGTCCCGAATTTATCCGTGTCTACACCGATGCTGAAGGCAAATTCCTTTGGGGAATAAGGGTTGACGGTTCTATTGAGTGGGCGAAAGGTGTGCCGACACCGATACAGAATACACTGAAAGAGCTTGCCGACAAGATAAAAGACGCGATAGACGTTATCAACGCTTCGCTGAAAACGCTGACCGACACGTTCAGCTACCAGGACAATCCCGAATTTGTCAATGTTGTCACCGACGCTGAGGGGAAAGTTTTGTTCGGTATAAAAGAAGATGGCAAGCCGTATTTCCCTAAGAACACAATGTACAGCGTTGAAAGCAACCAAGAGTTCTTGGCGGCATGGCTTGACGCAGCAGGGCACGTTCTGTTCGGACTGCGGACGGATGGCAGCACATACGTTGCAAAGGCGGACTTCATCGAGAAAATTGAGAAGATACAACAACTCCTGAAAGACAATGGTATAGGTGACTTCAATAACACGTTCAGTATCATCAGTAATGATGAGTGGCTTCATGCAGTTGTGGATTCTGAAAATAAATTGTTATTTGGAATCAGAGCAAAAGATGGTAAGGTAGTAATGCCTAAGCAAGACACATATAATATCATCAGTAATGATGAGTGGCTTGCTGCATGGGTTGATAAGTCAGACAAACTTTTGTTTGGTGTTAAAGCAGACGGTACATTTTGGGCTGCAAAATCAAACTTTGCCGGAGGCGGAAACTATGATGAGCAGATAGCCCAACTAAACGAGGAAATTCAGCAGCTTAAAGACCAAATCCAAGCCACTGCAAGTGATGTATTCTTTGTAATTGACGATGCAGAAGAAAGGCTTGCAGTTACAACTGATAAAGACGAAAGAATTATTTCTTACAGAGATAAGGACGGTGTGCTGCATGAGAAGAAAGGTGTTGACACCTCAAAATACTATCTGAACGGTGAGGAAAAGGACTTCACGGACAGAAGCGAGATTGCAGGCGAAGTAACAAAAGCCGCAGAGAATGGTGCCGTAAAGCTGGAAAATGTTGAAGGAGTAAGTAACCACAATACTCCCAACCTGCTTATTGCAGATGAAATGCAAAAGACGTTCAATGATGGAACTAATAGTTTTACTCCACCGAATGAAGGTTACGAAATGTCTAATCCTATTGAATGTCAGGCCGGGGATTGGTTTACAAGAACAGGTATTGCTACTGGTATGGTTGTTGTTACTGATGCAGAGGATAAGAATGGTACAAGACTTTTCAATGCTGATGGTACTACTTTGGGTAATACATTCCAGATACCTAAAGATATGACTTGGGTAAGGTATATTCGTATGGCTGCGCAAGTAAGTGCAGCAGAAGACGGTTCTGTTGTTATTTGTAAAGGAAAGTATGCTTATACAGGTAATGATAAAGGTGATTTCTTAACTGCGTCTAAATTAAGAATAGAAAGAAGAAATTTATCTAATGATGTTGCGTATATTAAGTCAGAAGATGGCACAAAATTTTATAAATTGTATGTAAATGCTTCTGGAACTCTTAAAACAAAAGAAATTGACCCAGATGTAATTCCTGAAAATGAATATCCTACTAATTGGCTTCCCGTAACATTTAGCGGTAGTTTTGAAGATTATTGTGATAGGATTCCTATTTGCACAAAAAATTATCTGATGGATATTAAAGCTACTGGCCCTGTGAAAATATATACATTCGATAATCAATTAATCGATATGTATAATAATTTCGAGCATTTTTATAATTCAACGGGTGAAGGAAGATATGGAATAATTCTATTCCAAGTACCCACAGGGTATAAGTCAGGATTCTTTTTGTTTGATGAAGATTTCAACATATTGGAAAACATACGTAGTGTTGGAGATATGCACGATTTTGTCTATATAGATGACGACCATTTAATATTCTTCACAAATTATCTTACTACGGTTAATGGTGGAGGTGTTGAGAATGCTAAAATTTATGTTGTTCATGTTACAGAAATGAAAAAGATAAATGGAGAATGGAAGACTATCGGCACCTTTAACCAAGAAGATTATCCAAAACTTTGTACCGATTGCTACGGTGATTTAGGTGGAACAGAAGGAGGACATATTAATACTATCGGACTTGACTATGATGGAAACTTAATTATAAATCAAAGGAACTGGGATACATTCTTTAAAATAAAAAGAACCGAAAATCCTGACGGGACAGTAACAATAGGAAGTAAAACTCTTGATTATGATGAAGCTATTATAGGTAGGGTTGGAGGCAGACATAATTCTGCTTATCTTGACAGTAAAAGAGTTCTTAACGAAGGATTCTCATTTACAGATGTTCCTTCTTCACTCAGTGATGTTTCTTCTGACGATTGGGAAGAATGGCAGTGGTTCCATTGCCATGATGTCAAGTATTGGGGTAAGAAGAATATTGATGGAGTTGATTATCCTACTTACACTTTGTTCGATAATAATTATTGGACTGGAGCTACTCATGTTTCAGGTGGGTATAATGCTACTAATAAAAATAATAATTATACTATAAATCCTAATGGAGATGGCGGTAGCTATTCGCAATCTAAAGATTCAGATAGCAATTATGCTAAATACACTCATTCTCGTGTAATACAGATTACTATTGACTGGGAGAACCATAAAGTAAAAGATTATAGAGTATATGTTATTCCTAAACTATACGGCAGGGAAACATGTGGAGCTGTAATGTTTGACGAAGGAGTTATATGTATTGCTTATGGTCCTCAAGGTATATTTGGAATTTGGGATTTTACTACCGAAGAAACTGATGTCCAAGGACATATTTATACTGGTGCAAAAGAGGTATTTAAAGCTAAGTATGATACTTATAGAGGGTGTTATAGAGCAAATGCTTATAAATTAAAAAATTAATAACTATTAAAAAAAGAAATTATGGATTGTTTAGTAACAAAATTAAAAGGTACGGTGAATGATGATTCATTGTTACCATTGGGAGGGATGTTCTTCAAAGCTGTTTCAAATCCGTCAGAAACACCAGCACGTAGACAGCTTATTCTGATTTCTTCTAAAAGTCAGGTGGTTACCGTTGTAGGTGGCGATAATAATTTCACTAAAGATTCAAGTATGAGTAGTAATTTTATCAATAGTATGAATCTTACAGCTAATGAAAGTAATAACGTTTATTGTAAAGACGGAAATTATAACATTTTAGTCCCAGATAAATACTCATTAGTACAAATTGGTTCATGGACCAATCCTCTTATTACTATTGGATTTAATCTTGAATCTATAAAATTCTCCAATGGACTTAAAGCGATTAGTGCTTCTGCAGTAGGTGGAAATGTTGAAGGGGATTTGTCTAATTTAGCAGGGTTAAATCTAAGATATATTTCAATCGGAAAAAATGTTTATGGTGATATTAAGGTTATTGACGAAATTAATTGGAGCACTGAAACCAATATAGGTGGAGGTATGCCAGCCGCTTTCATTGTTTATTCAAGAGATAAAAAGATAACTGGTAATATTACATCACTTACTGGTTCAAGTGTACTAACTCAACTTGGCTTCAGCACGCAAACAGGAATCTCTGGAACTTTGGCACAGATTGCAAAGAAATTCCCCAAACTTACTTATCTTGATATACCACATACCAACATCACCGGTAATATAAAAGATATTACTTGCCCACTTACTAGAATGGGTGTCTATGATTGCGCCGGAATAAGTGGCTCTCTCGAACAATTTGTCGCCACTCAAAGAAGTCACGGAAGAACGGCAGGCACATGTAGTAATGGTGGTTATTGGACTGGGAATATCACATTCAATGGAACACCGTTAGGTAATGAGGATGAAGATGAGTTCTCATGGACTGCAAGCCAGATTACTTGCGGGGAAACTACGGTGAATGCTTAAAAGATAATCGGCGGCAGGCTTGATAACTCTTGATTGCCGCCATTATAAAAGTTTTATCATGCGAGATACTATAGAGAACATGCGTATAATATCTAAACTTGCCTAAGCTATGCTTTCGGTTAGCTTATGCCCACGAAGGGGTTTGTATTGGCGTTGGTGCTTATAAAATAGAAAAAATGCTTCGTCCGGAAGAAGCACTTATATAATTAATTTAATGTTTAACAATCAAAAACTTTAAAAATCATGGGAAATTTTGATGTCGAAAAGACAATCGTTGTTCCAGACAGCGGAGGCACTGGGAATAACTTCCTAGCAGGTATGCTTGCATCTGCCTGTCAGTCTAAAGGCCTTGATGCTAATGCAGTAATGGCTTTGTGTGGAAACAGAAATGGCTCATTTGGAAATGGCTGGGATGGTATTATCGCTCTTATTGTCATCGCTGCAATCTTCGGAGGAAATGGCAATGGTTTGTTTGGTAATAACAATAATAGCACAGAGCGCCAGATGCTTATGGACGCAATTCAGCGCAATGGCGTTGATATTAGCCAGCTGGCAAGCACTTTGAACTGCTCTGTTGGTCAGGTACAAGCTGCTATTCAGCAAGTTGCTAGCCAGGTATGCAATGTAGGTAATCAGGTTGGTATGACTGGCCAGCAGATTATCAACTCAATTCAACAAGGCAATATGGCTCTTACTCAGCAAATCTGCAACTGCTGCTGCGATATCAAAACAGGTATCAAGGACCAGACTATTGCATTGCAAGGAGAGCTTAATAGCGTTAACCGTAGTGTTGAACGTGGTTTTGCTGATGTTGGCTATGCAACTCGCGACCAGACTTGCAACATTGAAAAGGCTATTCAGGCATCTACTGAGTCAATTCTTGCTGGTCAGCGTGCCGCTGAGATGCGTGAAATGCAGCGTGAAATTGCTGAGCGCGACCGTCGAATTGCTGAACAGGCTGTTATCATCAATAACGCACAGCAGTCAGCCGCTTTTGCTCAGATGATTAGCCAGGCCGTAGCCCCTTTGAATGCTGGCATCAATTCTCTTAATACAGAGATTGCAGGCATTAAGTGCCATTTGCCCGAAACTAAAGTAATTCCTTGTGGAGACAATTATGTAAAAGTCAATACTGGCTTTAACATTCCTCTTCAGGTATCGCCTGCAGCTTATGGTGCGTGCGGTGCGTTCGGTGGCTATCCATATGCCTATGGCTATAACTGCGGCAATAATGGTGGCTGGGGTTAATTAGAGAAAGGAGGCTATTATGTCATATCCTATTAACCCTTACATACTCGCTAATAGCCAAGGTATTCCACGCCTTCAAGCAAATTCAGTAACAGTTAATACTTCAGAGGTACGCTTTAGTTTTCAGAACCATAGATTTCTTAATGCTCCTTTTGTTGGATTGATACTATTCAAACTGCCTTCTATTCCTACAGGAACGACAGCAACTTTGCCAATAGTATTTGCTACGAATGGAAACAATCAAGCAGCTATCAACTATGAAACTGGAGCTCCTTTAACAGTAGCTGATGTTGCAAGAGCAGGTATATTCTTAGCTATTTACGACTCAGAAGATGGAACTCTGTATGTATTTCC